TGTGACAGATTATCAAAGGTCTGAGGCTTTAGCCTGTTTTCCTTCTGCTGATAGTCCCAATGGTCAAGTAGACAAGGCTTTAGTTTGGAACTGGGTTAATAATACTTTTGCTATTAGGGACTTACCAGACTTAGGATATATTAGTTATGGAACAATAAGAGATGAAACTCTTTTAACGAATTGGGCTTCTGCTTCTGATCCGTGGAGTAGTGCAGATGATAGGTGGGCAACAAACTGGAATGTTGTAGAAAATGTTTTAGTTTTTGCGTCACCAACAAGTTCAAAAATTTACAGAGATAAAGTAGGATATAAAGCAAACGGAGCCTCGATTCGTTCTTATATAGAAAGAACTGGATATTCTATGGATGAAAATAATAATCCAGATCACTCATCTGTAAAACATATAAAATCTATATGGCCCAAATTAACAATAGACAAAGAACAAACAGTAGATGTTTATATTGGAACACAAATGTCTACACAAGAACCTGTTAATTGGGAAGGGCCGTTTACTTTTAATCCTTACTCTCAATCTAAAATTTCTTGCAGAGCAAGCGGAAAATATTACGGAATTAGAATTGAGTCTGATAGCGATTCTGAATGGAGATTAGACGGTTTGTTGTTTGAAGTTCAAAACGCAGGCCGAAGAGGTAGTAGAGCCTACTAATGAGCCATCAATCTAAACACGTCAAGAGTGTAACGTACTACCAACCGGGTTCTATTCCAGAAAACCCAAACTATCTGGGCGAATTTGTAATAAGAGAGTTGGGCAAACTTGGTGACATTATTTACAACATAGCCAAGTTAAGGTCTGAGAAAATACATATAGAGCCTGAAAAACCTCGCATTGGTGACATTCGTTATGCTGATGGATCAGATTGGAATCCCGGACAAGGCGAAAACCTATACTATTTTAATGGGACTAACTGGATAGCCTTTGCAGGAGGAAGTGGATCAGGCTCTTACGCAGAGTTTTATGACACTTCACAACAAACGGTTGCTTCAATTAATACCGCTTATCCTATAACTTGGAATGGTACAGACGTTACTAATAACGTTTCTTTGAATGTTTCTGATACGTCTAAAATAGAGTTTACTTACAGCGGCGTTTACCATATAGATATGTCTGCTACAATTCATTCTACTAGTGCTAGTTCAAAAGATGTGTGGATATGGCCTAGAATCGATGGCGTTGATGTTGCCAACTCTTCTTCTATGGTTAACTCTTTAGATACAAATAACCACAGGCAAACTATAAATAGATCGGGTTTATTTTCTATAACTTCTGGACAGTATTTGCAGTGGATGTGGGCTACTAATGATTTAAATTTAGACCTGCATGGGACAGCGGCTAGTGCTTTTGGCCCTGCTGTACCAAGTGCAACGGTTACTATAGTCCAAGTGGATCAATAATGGAAAAACATTTAAACACTGTTAGTATGTTAAAAGATACTAATAAGCCAACATTGCTTATAGTAAGTCCTGATGATGTAGAGTATGTTTGGCATGAAGTAGAACCTTTGATAGAGAAAGCATTGGTTCATGCTGATGGAGAACTGTATCCAGAAGATGTATTGTCTTTAATATTTGATGAAAGACAAACTCTTTGGGTTGGCATGAAAGATGGTGAAATATTTTGTGCTGGGGTTACAGAAATAGTTACATACCCAAGAAAACGTGTGCTTAGGGTAATTACATTTGCTACGAAAAGTGGGCATGACTACAAATACTGGAAAGATTTTGAAGAAGTTATAGAAGGTTTTGGTGTAAGACATGGATGTTCTTCTATAGAAGCATGGACAAGAAAAGGTCTTGCTAAAAAATTAAAGTGGGATAACGAATACTCAGTAATAACAAAGGATATTAAAAACAAATGGCAGTAATACCTATATCTCAACCATTAGCGCCGGGTTTAGTAGCGGCTGATTACAGTCCGTTTACTCCAGAATCTCAAGCAAGGTCTGCTTTGTCTGGCAAAACCGGGATATTTAATTACTATAAACCTACAGGATTAGTTGGCTATAGTCCTGATTACTCTGTTACTTATGGTACTGGGTTTACTTCTAGTGAAGCACCGGGAGGGCCAGATACTATAGGTGCTGGGCTGCCAATGCCTGACGTAGAAGGATATAAGTATGTATATCCTATGTATAGGTATTACAGAGACAGCGGTTGGGAGCGCTCTGGTTATTCTGAAAATAGAGATTCTTACGATTATTACCCATATTTTCCCACGGGAATTACATCTACAAGTCCTATTCTTGTAGGTGTTGAATTGATTAAGGAGTAGATTATGTCGGGAGGAAGCAGTCAAACTACGCGAACTGAACCGTGGGACGCTCAGAAAGATTATTTAAAAACTGGGTTTGCTAGAGCAGAAGATTTATATAGCAAAGGAGCAATGACTCCAGGCTACTATGGAGGTACTAGGGTTGCACCATTTGACCCGGCTTCTTTAGAGGCTCAAAAGGCTACTCTTTCTTATGCAACAGGCCCACGCCCTGCTAACCTACAGGCTGGCGCTGAAACTACACAGTTAGGTGGTATGGGATACGGCAGAGATTTAATGGATTATGGTACTGCTATGCGCAGCCCTATGTCCACTGCTGATTATTCTACTATTACTCCTTTTACTGAATCACAATATTCTAATTTACTTAGCGGTACTGTAGATACTTCTGTATTTGGTGACGTTGCTGACGCTTACAGAAATGAGGCTATGAGTCAGTTAACGGGAGAGATACTTCCGGGTATTAGATCGTCTCTTGTGCAGTATCAGCCGGGAGGAAGCAGTAGAGGAGACATTATTCAGTCAAACGCTATTGCTGCCGCCGAACAAAGAGTTGCTGATAATTTGGCTACTGCTATGTTTGACGCTTATAACCAAGCACAGGCGCAAAGATTGCCTGCTGCACAGATGGGTCTTGGAGCGCAACAGTTTGGTATTGGGCAAGGAGCAGTTGGGGCTGGTATAGGGTCTGAATATCTTGGGAGATATCCCA